GGGAATCGCGTATGACCGCGAAATTATCAGTTTTTTGAAGTGACTTGTGGTAGCGTAAAAACAAACCTAGTTAGGAACGACCTTGAACAAAATAACCGAGCAGCTTCTTGCCCTAGCCGTAGACCTCGCAAAGCTAGTTCCGGCTAAGTCCAACCCACGCAAGGGCGACATAGAGGCGATCAAAAAGAGCTATGAGCGCTTTGGTCAGCGCAAACCCATTGTGGCGCTAAAGGGTTCGTCTGAAATTATCGCCGGTAACCACCAGTACCAAGCTGCCAAGGATCTAGGCTGGGACAAGATCGCAGTTGTGTTTGTGGAAGATGATGCCGAAACCGCAACCGCTTATTCGATTGCTGATAACCGCATTGGTCAGCTCGGTGAGTGGAATGTTGAAGAACTTGTTTTGGCTTTCGACAAGATTGATTTTGCCGACTTCGACAGCATTGGTTTTAGCGAAGGCGATGTTGAGGATTACCGCGCTCTACTAGACGAGCAGGCTATGAATGCCCCGGCTATGCCAACAATGGACGGACACTTAGGCGAGAAGGCTGGCAATGTTCAGGAAAGTCCAGATCTAACAGTAAAAAAGGACGCAACCTACGCCGAGTTTTTAGAGCGTTACGCTAACCGCGCTGTTCGTGCGATTATTCTTTATTACCCGAACGATCAATATGGGACAATGGTAGAGAACCTAGACAAGCTTTCAAAGCAACTGGGAACAAAAGACAATGCTGAAACCATTGAACTTCTTGTGAAGGAGAAACTAAGTTGAGCACACTACCTGAATTTGAAATCAAGCGTATTCTAAACAAAGAACAAGCAGACAAAGTTGTCGGTGACACTGTTACTGACCAAGAACCGAACATAAACGAGGCAGGAATTTACCGCGATGCTGACACCGGCGAAGCGATTTTGGTGTATGCACCTTATCCAAAGCCCGTTACGGCTTTGCGTAAGGCTGTTTTGGACACTAATTACAGCACTACTTTGCGCTCTAGTGGGACTCGGAACGCTAGTCGCACTTTCGGTTTTACTACTCGCTCGGCTGTTTTACAACGCGAGAGCTGCACACCAACCAGCTTGTCGTGGGAATCGCCAGAGGCGCAGATCACTTTAAACCAAACTGCTGAGGATTTAGGAAACTTTTTGCTGCAAGAACTACCAGAAGTTTATGAGCAGAACGCCAGAGAGATCGAAGCCGTGCTACCAGAATGGCGTATGACTGATGACGCGCTATGGACTTCCGGCGTAATCAACCAGTCTTCCGCGCTGCCATACCACAGAGACGGCGCAAACTTCGATGTGTGGTCGGCTATGCCAGTCGTGCGCCGGGGTATGGACGGCGGACACCTACACATGCCGGAGTATGGCATCACAATAAATTGTCGTGACGGCTGGGCGCTTTACTTTAACGGGTATGCGTATGTTCACGGCGTTACCCCAATGAAGACAAGATCTAAAGACGGATACCGATACAGCATTGTTTTTTACGCGAAGCGCGGTATGAAAGATTGTCATACCTACGCGGTGGAAATTGGCGAGGCGCGTGCGCGCCGAAGGGATCGCGAAACCGGTATGGCTACCGATACCCCGGAAGCTATCAAGGCAAAGATTCCCACCGGTCGATCTAATGGGGATACGCGCATTATCAACGAGTAACAAACTCTCAACCTACGGAGTCAAATGGAATACGAAATTGCAATACCTAGCTATCGGCGAGCAGAGCTGCTTCAAAAAGCGACTCTCGCCACGCTAGAAAGACTAAAGGTAGATCCAAAAAGGGTCACCATTTGGGTAGCTAACCAAGCCGAAGAATCAAATTATCGCGCTGTTTTAGGCGACAAGTACAAGATCGCTATCGGTGTTCTTGGGCTAGTTCAGCAAAGACGCTTTTACCACCAGCAGTACGCGCGCGACACACGCTTAGTTGAGATCTGCGATGATGTTTTTGACATCAAAATAGCTTCGGGCAAGTCGCTGCTCCCTTACGAAGGAACGCTAGGCAAGGTCGTAGAGATCGCTTTTGGTGTATGCGACAAAGTTGGCGCGCGTATGTGGGGAATAAACCCTGTTTCTAATCCCTTCTTTATGGACAATACAATCTCTATCGGGTTGCGCCTGATCTATGGGACATTCTTCGGTTCTTATGCTGGTGACCCGGTGTTCGTAGAGAATCGGATAAGTGAATCTTCATCTGCCGAAGACTTTGAAAATAGCCTCAAGAGTTTTGTAACTTATGGCAGCGTTGTACGCATTGACAACCTGACTCCGATTAGCAAGCTCTTTACTACACCCGGTGGAATCCTGTCTATGCTGGCGGAAACCTCTGGAAATACCCGTATGCAAGAACACGAAATACACCTAAACCAAATTGTTGAAACCTACTCAGATCTGGCGACTCTTTACCGAAAAGCCGGCGATGTTCTAAACATTCGCCTAAAAAGGGTTACGCACGCCAAGATCGCAAGCACCGTCTAGGCTACGAATATGGCTAATGTCGGCAGACCACCTAAACCGGTGGAAGAAAAAAGGCGCACTGGGAATCCCGGTAAGCGCGCTTTGCCGAACCAAGATGTGGTTATTGCCTTACCAGCAGCCGAAACTACGCCAGAACCTAGCCGACCTCTTGGCAAGCACGGCTTAGCTTTCTGGGATCGCGTGTGGCAGTTCGGTATCAACTGGATTAGTCCCAGCACAGACTTCGAAGTGATGCTAATGACGGCAGAGCTTATTGACGAGCGCTGGAACTTGCGAATTAAGGTTATGACCGAAGGGCAAGCAAGGGATAGACGCGCTCTACGCGATCTAGAACGGCTTATTGACAGCCACCTAAGCCAACTTGGTCTAACACCGGCGGATCGCTCGCGGCTAGGTTACGCAGAAGTCAAGAGATTGTCTAGAATTGCTGAGCTAAAGCAGATGCGCAATGAGTAACTTCCCACCGCGCTGGCTTACCCCGGTCAATGTTTTAGAGAGTCCTAATTCCAGAGCCAATCAGATTATTGCTTTCATAGAGGAATACGGTTTACAAACAAAAGACACTATCGCCGGTAAGTCCGGAACAAAGCTAGAGCTACGCAACTGGCAAATTCAACTCATCAAAAGCCTGTTCGCGGAAGACGAGAACGGCAAACTACTAGCGCGAACCGCACTTGTGGGAATGCCCAGAAAGAACGGAAAAAGTGCGCTGGGATCTGCGCTGGCACTATGGAGCTTGTATCTAGGTGATGACGGTGGCGAGGTTTACTCTTGTGCTGCTGAAAAGGAACAGGCGCGCATTGTGTTTGGTGACGCCAAGCGAATGATTGAAGCCAACCCGGATCTTATGGAAATGACCAATGTTTACCGCGATGCTATCGAAGTCAAGGCAACCGGTTCTGTTTACCGCGTGCTATCTGCCGAAGCGTTCTCAAAAGAAGGTTTGTCACCGACCTTTGTTGTGTTTGACGAGTTACACGCCAGCCCGAATCGCGAACTTTTTGATGTTATGGCTCTAGGTATGGGTGCGCGTAGAGAGCCAATGCTCCTGTCGATTACGACCGCCGGGGTAAAAACAGACAGTTCCGGTAGTGATTCGGTAGCCTACTCGCTGTATCAGTATGGTCAGAAGGTCGCACGAAAAGAAATTTCCGACCCAAGCTTCTTTATGGCTTGGTGGGAAGCCGAAAATGAAGCTGACCACCGCGACCCAGCAACTTGGGAAGAGGCTAATCCCGGCTACGGCGATCTAAACGCTATCGAAGACTTTGACGCTATGGTGCGCAGAACACCGGAAGCTGAGTTTAGAACTAAGCGCTGTAACCAATGGGTGAGTTCTCAAAACGCTTGGCTACCTGCTGGAGAATGGGACAAGCTTGCCGAACCACAGGATCTAGACCCAGACGCCGAGTTTGTAGTTGGTTTTGACGGATCTTTCAACGCAGACTGCACAGTCCTAGTCGGCTGCCAGCTACCGCGCAACGAGGAAGAAAAGCCATATTTGTTTCTTATCAAAGCTTGGGAGAAGCAAAGCACCGACCGCGATGACTGGCGTGTGGACACCTTAGAGGTGGAAGGCGAGATTATGCGCTTTGTTCAGAACTATCCCAACACGCTAGAAGTAGCTTGTGACCCTTTCCGCTGGCAAAGATCTATGGCTGTGCTGCAAGATAAGGGCATACCGATTGTTGAGTGGCCTTCGACTTCGGCTAGGCGTATGGTTCCGGCGTGTCAAAAGTTTTATGAGTATGTAACGGAAAACAAACTGGCTCACGATGGCGATCCACTGTTGGCTAGACACCTAACGAATGCAGTAATCAAGATCGACCAGTATGGACCGCGCATTGTGAAAGAACACCGACACAGTTCTAAGAGGATTGACGCTGCGGTCGCTGGTATCATTGCATTAGACCGAGCTTTGACAGCAAGAGAAGCGGAAGAAGAACCTAAAGTACCGGGTTTCTTTATTTAGGAGAAGAAATGGCGATCTTGGCACAAACACTAGGCGCGACAGCTATCGCTGTCGGTGCTGGTCTTATCTATCCACCTGCCGGCGTAATTATCGCCGGTGTTTTTGCGATTCTTTTTGGTATCGCTATTGAAAGAATCAAATTGGAGAAGAACTAATGCTCGCAAGCTTTTTCGAGAACCGCGCAATTAGCTACCAGAGTATGTTCGCCTCTGGTGATGACTTAGAGATAGGCACACAAGCCGGAACGCTCATCAACAGCGAAACAGCTTTTCAGGTCAATGCTATTTTCAGCGCAGTTTCACTAATCAGCGACACAATTTCTACTCTACCTTTAGACGCTTATGTGCGATCAGACGGCGAAAGAGTTGCGATGCGACCACGACCGACTTGGGTTACCAAGCCAGATGTGGACACAACCCGCGAGGCTTTTTACGGCGCGATCATTGTTTCGCTGCTACTAGACGGTAACGCTTTTGTGCGCGTCTATACGCAGAACGGACAGATTGTAAACCTAAATGTTCTAAACCCAGCGAAGGTCACTATCAAGCGCAATGGTTTGGGTCGCGTGCAGTTTGTAGTAGAGGGCGAGAAAGCAGCGCTAACTACTGACGACATTATCTTTATTCCAGATGTGGTTAGACCCGGTAGCTTGCGCGGTATTTCCAGAGTCGAAGCGCTAAAGGACAACTTCGGTTTGGCTATGGCGCTAGAGAACTATGCAGCACGCTTCTTCGGACAAGGTGCAACCACGCAGGGAATTATTGAGTTCCCCGGCGAAATGACCTACGAGCAAGCACAGCAGTTGCAGCAGTCTTTTGACTCTAGGCACAAGGGTTGGCGTTACGCTCACAAAACAGGAATCCTTTACAACGGTGCGCAGTATAAGGCGACCAATGTTCCTAACGATCAGGCGCAGTTTTTGGACTCTCGTCGTATGGCAGTCGAAGATGTAGCGCGCGCCTTCAACATTCCGCCGAACCTAATGGGTCTGCCCGGAACTACGAGCTACGCCAGCGTAGAGCAGAACAACCTAGCGTGGGTAACTCACTGTATTCGCCCGATTGTTCAGAAAATCGAAAACGCTTTGTCAGTTCTTTTGGCGCTATCGCCTAATGGACAAAACGCATTCTTACGCTTCAACATTGACGGATTGTTGCGCGCTGACATCAACAGCCGTATGACTGCATACAGCACTGGCTTGCAAGCCGGCTTCCTAACAATCAATGATGTTCGCAGACTAGAAGATCTACAAAAGATAGACGACCCAAGCGCGGAAACTGTGCGCGTGCCATTAGCAAATGTCAACATTGAAGCAGCGAACCTAACCGCTGACGATAAGAAGGTGTCAATGGCGAGCAAGCTAATCACGGTCGGCTTCGATCCAGCGCAGGTTCTAAGCGCTCTCGGCTTAGCACCAATGGCTCACACCGGCGTTCCTAGCGTTCAGTTGCAGAATCTTGCACAACTAGACCCGAATGATCCAAAAGCTGCGTACGAGGCGTAAATGATTACGAGCGGTCAAATGTCGGTTACCACGACGCGGCAAGTCTTAGACGGAACATCGAATCAGGCATACCGCTTAGTTATTCACAATTCTGGTTCTAATGCCGTCTATCTTGGGAATGAAAATGTAACCGAAAATAATGGCTTTAATTTGCACGCTAATAGCACTTTGACACTAGAGCTACCACCGCTTACTACGCTCTACGCAGTTACCGGTTCTGGGACGCACGAAGTTTCTTGGCTAAGGATTGAACAATAATGCCTTATTACATTGGAAAGCACCCAGACTGCGAAGGCGAATGGTCAGTAGTCAAAGATGACGGCACACTTCTTGCGTGCCATACCAATAAAGACAATGCGATTGCGCAAATGGTAGCCGTATCTCTATCGGAAGATCTCGAGCCAGCCGGGGAATACCAAGGCGAGTATCGCGCACCTGCTCCTGCAAAAGATCAAATAACCGGCAGCGATAAGAACCCAAAGGGCAGCGCGAAAAATGCTGGTGGCGGTATCAAGCTAGACGAGCGCACCCAGACTGCGCTACGAAACAAAGTTAAAGACCACAACGAAGCAATGGCAAGCGATAACAAACCAGACTGGACGCGAACTACTTATGGTCAGTTAGCTTCTGTTTATAGGCGCGGAGCTGGCGCATACAGCACCTCGCACCGACCCGGCGTGAGTCGCGGTCAGTGGGCTATGGCAAGGGTAAACGCCTATCTGTATTTGCTTAGAAATGGCAACCCAGAGAACTCGAACTACATAACGGACAACGATCTGCTGCCACAGGCGCACCCAAAAAGCACTAGAGCAGCCAGAGAATTACCAGACGCATACAGACCAGCTCTTGCCGACGATGTTCCCGAAGGTAGAGCCTGCGGTAATTGCTACTTCTTTAACGAAGAACGCATCAACCCCGAAGGCGATAAGGCTTGGTGTGAGAAGTGGGACGAGTTTGTGGACGGCGGTTACTACTGCGACGCGTGGCAGCCGAAAACAGAAGAACGCCAAGTAAACCTAACTCCACCGGCTTATATGCGTGCAGCAGCTAGACGAGGGCTTCGCTACTACGAAGAAGGCAAAGGCGGTGACGGCTTAGTTGCCAAAACTATTGCCGAAGCTCGCGCTATGGCTAACGGAACAGTGACCGCTAACAAATGGGTTCGCCTACGCGCTTGGATTGCGCGTCACTTAGTAGATCTGGAAGCACCAGACGCGAATCCAAACTCGGACAACTACCCTAGCGCCGGGGTGGTAGCACATTTGCTTTGGGGATCTGGACCCTCGTTGCGTGCTGCGCAACGCGCAATGGACTATGCAGACAGCGTGGTGACTAGACTAGAACAAGAAAATGCCGGCAGAGCGAGAGGTCAAGCATTGTCAAAGATTGAAACCCGAATTTGGGCTAATGATTTTGAAGTACGCGAAGAAGCCGAGGGCATGCGCCTTACTGGATACGCTGCACGCTTTGGTGAGTGGTCGGAGCCTCTGCCGTTCCGCGAGATTATCAAGCGCGGTGCATTCCGCAGATCGCTAGACTCTCGCAACGACATCAAGCTTTTGTGGAATCACGACAGCTCTAAGGTTCTGGGATCGACTAGAGCGAAGACTCTTTTCCTAGAGGAGCGCGAAGAAGGATTGTATGTGGACGCTTTGCTGCCAGATACCACTTACGGACGCGATGCCAAGGTATCTATCCAGCGCGGAGATGTGACTGGCTTTAGCTTTGGTTTCTCAGTACCAGCCGGTGGTGACACTTGGAACGCAGAGGGAACTGAACGAACACTAAAGTCAGTTCGCCTAATCGAAGTCAGCACCGGCGTTGCGTTTCCTGCTTACCCAAGCACTAATGGCACTGCACAGGTTCGCGGTCTAGAAATGATTGCGGAGCGCGCTTATGTAGATGTGGACGATCTTGCAGACGCTATTGTCCTAATGGAAGCCGGCGGTACTTTGCCTACCGAATCTGCAAACATTTTGCGTAAGGTTATTGACGCACTAAGCGAAGAAGAACAAATGGAAGAAGAAATGGAACAAGAAGAACCGACTGTTGGTGAAATTGTTATGGACGCTACCGAAACTAACGCAGCGCCAGAAGCAGATCTAGGCGATGTAAGCGTTCTGGAACTAATCAAAAAGAAACTTTACCTATTGGAGCGTAACTAATGGCAAGCAAGGAACAGATTACCGAAGCGATCTTAGAACTAGCTGGCAAGCCAGACTCCGGTTGGATCGCGGAAAACGCCGGGCTGATTGCAGACAAGATTGTTAGCCTAGACAATGTAGGTAGCGCCATTGCTGTCGCTGCTACTGACGAGGCAACAAGAGAAAAGCGCGTAACCGAGATAGCTGAAACACGCTAGAAAACAACGCGCACCCACCGAGTCCCCTTTCGCTCGGTGGGTTTTTCTTTGGTCGGCAAAGTGTCTGTTAGAATTTTGGTGGCTGGAAGTGAGTTAGCTCTGCCAGTGATGAAACGCGTCAGCGCGTAATAAACAATTACTAACCATTAGGAGTCTAAATGTCCTTTGTAAAGGCACAGAAGGAACTCATCGCTAACTTGGTGGAGCAGATCCGCGAAGTAACCGATTTTGCTGACGCAGAAAAGCGTGGCTTGTTGGGCGAAGAGATCGCAAAAATTTCACGCATTGAGAACGACATTCGCAGTGCAGAAGACGCAGTTCGTGTAGCAGAAGGCGCAGAAGCGCGTCTAGCTTCCGCTGCTGACGCTGCTCGCAATTTCGTACCTTCAACTGAGTCACGCTCTGACTCAGATCTACTACGCGCAATCGCTCGCGGTGAGGTTCGCTCACACGAGTTTGAGAAGCGTCTACTAGTACCTAGCGACAACACTGTTCCGAAGTCTTTCTATGACGAGGTATTCTCTGTTGCTCGCCTAGTTGGACCGATGCTAGATGTATCACAGGTTATCTCCACTACCACTGGTGAGCAGCTAACTATTCCTACCCTGACCGCTTACAGCACCGCCACTATCAAGGGTGCTGGAACTGCGATTGCGGAGTCCGACCCAGTATTCAGCTCTATCACTTTGGGCGCTTGGAAGTACTCCTTCCTAATCCCAGTAGCGAACGAGTTGCTAAACGATGCTGGATTCGACATTTCCTCGCTACTTGCAGAGCAGGCTGGTAACGCCATTGGTTACGCTGTCAATGACGGACTAACTCTTGGAACTGGTACTGTTCAGCCAAACGGTGTAGTAACCGCAGCTGGATCTGGTGTAACTGGTGGAACTGGTGTATCCGGTGCATTTACCGCTGACAACCTGATCGATCTTGCTTACTCACTGGACGGATCTGCTCGCAGACTTGCTGGTGTCGGTTACATGGCAAACACTCAGTCTGTTGGCGCGATGCGCAAGCTCAAGGACTCAGCCGGTAACTACCTCTACCAAGTTGGTGTGGGTCAGCCAGATGCGTTCGCTGGATTCCCAATTTACGAGAACCCAGCTATGGCTGCTATCGGAACTGCTGCCAAGTCAGTTGTCTTCGGTCACCTACCTTCTTACAAGGTTCGTATGGCTGGTGGACTACAGATCGCGCAGTCGCAGGACTACGCCTTCAACACCGATGTGACCACCTTCCGCGTAACTATGCGCGTAGATGGAAACCTGACTCACGCAGGTCACATCAAGTTCTTCAGAGGCGCAGCAAGCTAACCCTCTGATAACAAACCAGACTCCCCTTGCTTGTAGGTTGGCAAGGGGAGTTTGCTTTGCTAAGGTTTTAAGTATGAAACCTACTAAAACTGAAAAACTAAACGGCGCATACACAATCTGGTCAAACTCCTACGGAGCGCCGACCGGATATGGGCAACAGGTCAAGCACCTGATTGACAACCTAAAAAAGCACAAAGCCGAAGTAGCGATGCTATCTAACTATGGGCAGGAAGCTTCTCTAAGTGAGATTACGACTCCTTACGGCAAGGTAAAGCATTTTCCGCGCGGGTTCGATGCTTACTCTAATGATGTTGCCCCGGCTGATCACAAGATCTTCACCAGCAGCTTCCCCGGTCGCAAGAATGCGATGATTACTCTTTATGATGTTTGGGTGATGACTGCTAAGCAGTATGACGACATCGAAACAATCGCCAGCTGGACTCCGCTAGACCACGTGACCTTGCCACCAAAAGTAAAAGAATGGCTTATCAAGCCAAATGTTATATCTATTGCTATGGCTCCAAATGGTGTTCGTATGCTGCAAGAAGCTGGTATCGACTGTGAATACGCACCGCACGCGATTGACACCAAGATCTATAAGCCGACCTTCACTGTTTCGAACGGAATGACACCAGAGGACTACCTCGGCAGCAAAGATAAGTTTGTCGTGGGAATGGTCGCGGCTAACAAGGCTTCGGGACTCATTCACCGAAAAGCCTTTAGCGAGAACCTATTGGCTTATGCGATCTTCAAAAAGACGCACCCGGACGCAATGCTCTACATTCATACCGAACCATTTGGGCTTGCTGCCGGCTGGAACTTGATTGAGCTAATTACCGCAGTTGGACTTACACCGGATGATGTAATGTTCCCGAATCCAATGGATTACCGCTTTGGCTTATCGCAAGATCATATGGCAGCGATCTACACCGGGATAGATGTGCTACTCGCACCTAGCTATGGGGAAGGCTTTGGTGTTCCGACTATGGAAGCGCAAGCTTGTGGCACGCGCGTAATCGGTTCTAACTGGGCAGCCACCGCAGATCTAGTTTCTGATGACGGCTGGTTAGTAGACGGACAGCCTAGCTGGGACGCTTCGCAGAAAGCTTGGTGGCAGATCCCTAGCGTTCCTTCGATAGTGAAGGCGCTAGAGGAAGCCTACGACAAGGGTAAGGGCAGAAGCCAGACGGCTATTGACTTCGCTGCAAACTTCGACATTGACGCGGTATGGCAAAAGCACTGGCTACCGATTTTGCGGAAGAT